GAGCGGATTAACGCCGGATCAGGAACGGGAAATAGTCGTCAAGGATAACGGCGAAAACTTTGGGGAGTGGGATTTCGATCTGTTGGCAAATTGGAGCGACGAACCGCTGAAAGACTGGGGCGTGGATCTGCCGGAGGATTGGTTGAAAGAAGTCGGTGAAGTTGATGCGCCCGAATTGAAAGACGGCGACCGTGCGCCTTTTCAGCAAATGACCTTTACTCTCCATGATGAGCAGGCCGAAGAGCTAAATGCGGCCATAAAGAAAGCGAAAAACGAGGGAGGATCAACGAGCGCCGTAAACGAGAACAGCAACGGGAACGCCCTTGCTTTTATCGCGGAGAGGTTCAACCGTGGGTGATGCCAAAAATATCATAGTCAAGCCTATATCCTCGAAAGATGCGAACCGGATTATCAAGGAACTGCATTATTCTGGAAAGGTTGTCAATAATTCACAGCTTCACCTCGGCGTTTTTATGGGCGACCGTTGCGGAGGCGCGATGCAATTTGGCCCTTCATTGGATAAGCGTAAAATCATTGGCCTTGTCAAGGGGACTTTATGGAATGAATTTCTTGAATTGAACCGGCTCGCCTTTGCTGATTGGCTCCCTCGTAATGGTGAAAGCCGCGCTATTGCCTACGCCATGAGATTTATTAAAAAAACTTACCCGTGGATGAAGTGGATTGTCAGTTTTGCCGATGGGACGCAATGCGGCGATGGGACGATATACCGAGCGAGCGGGTTTGTGTTGACAGGGTTTTCTTCTGGTTCAATGTGGATATTGCCAGAGGATTTAGTGAAAATAAACGGCGCACCCATTGCACATAGGATGAAAGTTCAGGATAAGTGTTCAGGCTTATCTAAGGAAGTTCTCCGGCGGAATAACGGCAAAAATAGCACAATGGAGGAATATGCAAAAAGATACGGCGGTAAAGTTGCCGAGGGGTATATGCTCCGCTACATTTACTTTCTTGATCCAAAACAAAAAGAAAATTTAACCGTCCCTATATTGCCTTTCAGCGAAATCGAAAGACGCGGGGCGGGAATGTATAAGGGAATTAAGCGCGTGACAAAGGCTACCTCTGGCGACCAGTTAGAGGGCGGCGGTGCAATCCCGACCCACGCGCTCCAAAATAAGCGTGACAAGCAGGCGATAGGCGGAGACCAGTGCGTTACAAGCATAGACAGCGATGCGCCCGGCGACCAGCGGGGAGAGAGAGGTGCAAGTCCTACTGTAACGCTCCAAAATAACAACGAGGTTCATAATGCCGAAAACCCTTGACTAATACCTTGCAGGCCGCGCCCAAGTCACGCTCCAAAATAACATTGAAAGGATCAAATAAATGGCTGGCGAAATAGAACTCGAAAAATTTGTCACATACTGGGAAGGCAAGGGGCTGAAAATGAAGTCCCGGCGGTATCGGACGCTTGCCGAAGAAGGGAAAGTTCCGAAGCTAGCCAAAGGCGGGAAGGTGACTGACCCGATGGCGACCATGACCGCGCTGGCCTGCTACTATCAGAAGCTTGCAGAGGGCAACGGCAGCTTATCGCTGACTGATGAGCGCACCAGGCTGACCCGGATCAACGCCGACAAAAAGGAATTGGAGCTGGAAAAAGCCCGTGGCGAATTGCTGGATACGGCTTTTGCTCAAAAGATGTGGGCCGGAGTGCTTGAGAACATCGTCAAGAAAATCGACATTATACCAGCGAAACTTCCACCGCTGGCCTTTGGGTTGTCAATCCCGGAAATCAAATCACTGACAGAGAGGATGATCTTTGAAGTCAAAAACGAAATCTCCAATCCTGACCTTGAACAAATCGCTCGTACTGCCTGCAATAAGGGAGCTGCTAAGTTTAACACGGGCGCGACCAATATTAAGCGTCAGCGAGTGGGCAGACAGAAACCGGATGCTAAGCCCAGAAGCAAGCGCGGAGCCGGGGAAGTGGTACACGTCGAGAGCTGAATACCAGCGGGAGATGATGGACGCATTCAGTGATCCGGCCATTGAGCGGGTTGTAGTGATGGGAAGTGCGCAATTTGGCAAAAGCGAAATCGCTAACAATGTCATAGGCTTTTTCATTGACTACGATCCGTCACCGATGCTGATAGTCGAGCCGACGATTGATGTGGCTAAGAGTTGGAGTAAAGACAGACTGTCAACGATGATCCGCGACACGCCTTGCTTAACAAAAAAAGTCTCCGATACGAAAGCCCGCGACGGAGACAACACGGTGCTTCATAAGAGCTTTTACGGAGGCCATATCACCGTTGCGGGCGCGAACTCGGCGGCGTCTCTCCGTGCGCGGCCTATCCGGGTTGTGCTGTGTGACGACGTTGACGCATTTCCGGCGTCTGCCGGAACGGAAGGTGATCCTATTTCACTGGCGGCAAAGCGCACGACAACATTTTGGAACCGCAAGATCGGGATATTCTCAACACCCACCGACGAAGGCACGTCACGGATTGAGCAAGAGTTCAAACAGTCCGACCAGCGCCGGTATTATGTTCCTTGTCCGCATTGCGGATTGTCTCAATTATTGACATTCAAACAGGTTAAATGGCCGAAGGGCGAGCCGTGGCTTGCTCACTATGAATGTGAAGGATGCCAGAAAGTCATCACCGACAACGACAAAGCCCGGATGATTGCGCATGGCGAGTGGCGCAAGGACAAGCCAGAAGCCAGAAAGGTTGCCGGGTTCTGGATAAACGAGCTTTATTCACCGTGGGTAAGTTTCGGCCAGGTTGCCGAAAAGTTCTATGCCGCAAAAGACGATCCGCAAACGCTCAAAGTCTGGACAAATACCTCAATGGGTGAAGTCTGGAAGCAGGTTGTTTTGGGGCGCAACTCTGAACAACTGCTGAAGGCCAGATGCGAGCTTGAACCGCAAACTTTGCCGGCAAACGTCGTCGCGCTGACCTGTGGCGTCGATCAGCAGATGCAGGGGTATTGGTTTGTTGTCCGGGCGTGGGCTAATGATATGACCTCGTGGCTTATTCACTACGGTTTTTTACCGACAGAAGAAGATTTGGACAATCTGATATTTAACACCACTTACCCTTACGCCGATGGCAGCGGGTCTCTGCCGATTTGGAGAGTTGCCCGCGACACAGGCGGGACAAAGTTCAAGGAATCGGATGTGTCCATGACAGAAGCCGCTTACTGGTGGATAATAAAACACTATGGCCGGGGGCCGCAGTTATTCGGAACGAAGGGAAGCTCGACAACGCTGTCAAACCGGTTCAAGATCGGTGAGCCGCTCATGGCCACGCCGTCCGGTAAGTCACTTCCAAACTGGTTTAGGATAATCCAGATCAACACCGACGCAATGAAAGAGCATGTTTTCTATGGCTTGCAGCAGGCCATAGATCAGGGGCCGAATGCTCTCTATTTGCACAAAGACACATCGGTTGACTATTTCCGGCAGATTACCGCCGAAGAACAGCGGATGAATAGGGCCGGACAGAAGGAATGGGTGGCTATCAGGAAGGACAACCATTTACTTGACGCTGAAGTGCTGGCCGTCTCACTGGCCCAGCCTCAATGGGTTGGCGGCGGCGTCAATTTGTTTCGCGGGCGCGTCAATTCTCCGGGGCTTGTCGCTCCGAAAGCCCGAAAAATCCACAGCGCGGGGGTTGCTATATGGTGAAGGATTGCGGTTTGCTGGTTGGGCAACAACAAATTCTTGATTATTTGGGGATAGCTCAACCGGCATTTTATGAATTTGTAAAACTTGGAATGCCTGCCGTCTCAATAAATAGCCGATGGTATGCACACCAGAAGAATTTGGATGATTATTTCATCGCTTTAACTAGAAAAACCATGAAAGAAATACCGGAAAATTCAGATTAAAAACATCTTGTCAAGCTTTTTATTGCCATTTTTACGCCTTTTTTTGTCATTTTAACGCTATTTTAACCCTCTATTTCACTTTTGCCTAAAAACCGGCCTTATAATGCCTCCAAACAGGGGGAATAATGCCAGTTATCACATTAGCGCAAGCTGAAGCACAACTCGCTTTATGGCTGGCCGCAGACGCGGCAGTCGCCACTGGCCAGTCTTACGGCCACGGCGAAAGCTCGCTCACAAGAGCCGATGCCGGTAAAATCACAGAAAAAATTGATTATTGGGAAAAGAAAGTCTCGCAGCTATCCGGCGGGCGCAAGGGAATCGTCATCAGGGGGGCAACTCCGGTATGAGCGAAAACTTTATTGATCGAGCGATCAAATATATTGACCCGATACGCGCAAAAAAACGGATGCAGGCCCGCGCTGCGATGGCTATTGTTGGCGGGTACAGCGGGGCATCCAACTCAAAGAGATCATTATCATCCTGGCTGACCGGAAACACCGACGCGGACAGTTCTGTTTTATACGATTTGAGCAAACTTCGCTCACGCAGCCGCGATCTTGTCAGAAACTCTCCAATTGCCACCGGCGCAATTTCGCTTGTCGTCAATAATACCGTGGGGACTGGACTGAAACTACAGTCACGAATTGACCGGGCCTATCTCAAGATGGACGATGAGGAAGCGGAACTATGGGAATCAGAAGTCGAGCGCGAATGGGCATCATGGGCAGAGTCACAAGAATGCGATTGCGCACGGACGCTGACTTTCAATGACATCCAGTCGCTTGCATTCCGGCAGACGCTCGAAAACGGCGACGCTTTCGCACTCATGACACGTTTCCGGCGCGGACTTAATCCGTACATGCTTAAAATTCAGATGATCGAAGGCGACCGCGTAACCAATAAAAACAATTTGAGCAACACGGCATTGCTTTCCGGTGGTGTCCAAAAAGACTCTTACGGCGCACCTGTTTACTATCACGTTTTGAAACAGCATCCGGGCGCGGTTTATCAGAGCGGCGCGGAATGGGACTTGCTGCCAGCCTTCGACAATCGAACCGGCCTCCGCAATGTCATTCACCTTTACAACGTCCTACGTCCCGGCCAGTCGCGGGGCGTCCCTTATCTCGCGCCGGTTATCGAATCACTGAAGCAACTCGAACGCTACACAGAGGCCGAACTCATGGCGGCGGTTATTTCCGGCATGTTCACCGTATTTGTCGAAACGGAAACAGGCCAGAATCTACCTATCCCGGCATTCAATCCAACGACTGAAACATCAGCGACCAGCTCAGATGAAGATTATAAACTCGGAAATGGAGCCATTGTCGGCCTTGCGCCAGGAGAGAAAGTCTCGACGGCGAATCCGGGCAGGCCTAATGAGGCTTTTGACCCGTTCGTGACCGCCATATTGCGTCAGATCGGCATGGCTCTCGAAATCCCTTATGAAGTATTGATCCGTCACTTTTCGTCGTCCTACAGCGCAAGCAGGGCCGCTCTATTAGAGTCGTGGCGCTTCTTCCGGTGTCGGCGGGCATGGTTACAGCAACATTTTTGCCAGCCGGTCTATGAGAACTGGCTCACGGAGGCCGTGGCCTTTGGGCGGATCAGCGCACCCGGATATTTTGACGACATCAAAACACGGCAGGCATATTGCGGCACTATCTGGATCGGCGACGCACCCGGCCAGATCGACCCGATGAAAGAAGTCAACGCCTCTGAGAAGCGGCTCAACCTCGGCCTGTCAACTCTTGATGAAGAGACTGTTTTACTCACCGGCGGAGATTTTGAGCGCAACTATCCGCGAATAATTAAGGAACGCAGACTCATGGAAGCGGCTGGCATGTGGCAGACTGTACAGGCAGCCAACGCACCAGCTCCGATGAAAAGTGCGCCAGACAAGGAGGATGATCTTGAAGATACTTGATATTTTAACGTCGCCCTGGGCGATCCAGCCTGACAAGATGCAGGAAATACGCAACATTTATCAGACGCACATGCGCGGGGATAAGATTGACATAAAAGCTATAAACGCCGCAAGTCCGGCAATGAATATGTACGAAGTCAAAGATGGTGTCGCTATTATCTCGATTGACAGCGTGCTGACAAAGACAAGATCATTTTTCTCATCGCTGTTCGGCGGTTCGTCGATGCGCGATATTGGAAGCCAGATCGACATGGCAATGGCTGATGCGGAAGTCCATGACATCATACTGGCGATTGACTCACCCGGCGGTACGGTTGACGGCACGCAGGAGCTTGTCGCAAAGATCAACTCACATCGTGGGAAAGGCAAAGATATTGTTGCCGTTGGTGATGGAATCATGGCCTCCGCAGCGTATTGGATAGCGTCTGCCGCTGACAAGATTTACATCGCCAATGACACGACATCCGTTGGATCAATCGGTGTTGTGGCTACTCATGTTGACGTTTCCGAACAAGACAAACAATACGGCGAAAAATGGACGGAAATCACCGCAGGAGCTTATAAGCGGATTGCCTCGAATCACGCGCCGCTGACCGTCGAAGGGCGCGAGTATATCCAGTCTCAAGTCGATCATATCTATTCAGTTTTCGTTCAATCCGTCGCAGCGAACAGGGGGAAGGACTCGGTTGAGGACATTCTCCCGGCAGCGGACGGCAAAATATTTATAGGTCAGCGGGCGGTGGAAGTCGGCCTCGTTGACGGAATCCAAAATATTACAGTCACAACAAATCAACTTATAAAGGAGTTCAATATGAACAAAGAAGAATTTCAGGTGAAA